GGTTGCTGTAGGTGTGTATGTGTTTATATCCTCCTGATCAGAGAATCTTATAAACATATTATCCTGTGTAGACGTATCTCCGATAGTGGTCTCCGTTCCAAAGAATACCAGGTGACGATCTGGTGTGGATACCAACATGTGTCTTGATGCAGTTGGAGCACCAGATATTATATTTGCTCTCGTTGATTCTGCATTTGCTGCAGCAGAGTTCCATTCGAATACGGCACTATCGTGTATCAGACAGATAGCCTTATCTCCAAAATTATCTAGTGACCACATACCAGGTTCTAACACTAAGTCACCTGACGCTGCCTCACCCCATGCTACAAAGTCGGTTGTATTTGTTACAGTATCTCCACCATTGTGAGCAGATGCTGTTGTGCCTCTTACCTCTCTTGTTACACCTGTTAATTCATTAGACGCACTTATCCCTGTGTAAGATATTTCTTCATCATTAATTTTAATGATACTAGTCCCTGTGCTTGGAAACAAAGAAGCATCTGTTAATATAATCCCAGTTGTGGTAGAACTATTAATACCTGATGTTATGGTTGTTGTTGCAACTCCTGTAGCTGTCCCGCCCCAAGATCCAAGAGACCAACCAAAACCTTTTGCCTGCACTGCAGGTCCGACAGGATAATAGTGTTGTACTCTGATACCACCTGATGTTGTTGCACCAGATCCGGATTCGTTTGATGGCATTGTGATTGTAATTGTTGTGCTCGAAGGCACAGACGTTACCATAAATTTTTTATCATTAAAATCTGTTGCTGAGAAATTAGAGTCTGTTATCGTAGAAAAATTATCTAATAGCACTATATCCTGTTCTCCTATACCATGAGAACCACTAAAAGTGATTGTAACAGTCGGTGATCCATTGGTCGTGGTAAATGCATTTGTAAGCGTAGTGGGATCTCCCTTAATAGGATGTATGTCATAAAATACACCACCAGAATATGCATATAAAATTCTGTTTGTCCCTATAATCGCATATTTTCTACCCTTACTGTTTACAAAATGATGAAGACCACGTCCTGCTCCTGTCAGTTTACTATCTCCTAGTTGTCGCCACCCACCTATTTTTTCAGGAGTGCCATATCTAAATCTAACATTATCACAGTCGATCCATTGACCCTCTGCTCCTGTTGGTGTTATCTGTTTATTGATTCCAGGTTGAAACCCTATCTTTTGTAACATATGACTCCATTATAATACTATTTTGCAAATGAAGGTAGACCCAGTTTAGGTCTGCCATCAAACATGTTCTTATTAGCAAATGGGCCATTTACATGATTATAATGTAGAAATACCTGACCGCAAATGTCGCCCTCAAACGGCTCTCGCCAATGTTCGAGTTCACAGCCACTATATACTAGCATATCACCTACTTCAAGCAAGACTTTTGTCCCTTTGGGTGCGTTGGGCTTATGTATGTTCTTATACTCATCTATGACGTTGTTAGACCCCGTGCCGTCGATAAATATGGGCCAGGGTGCTCCGCCAAGATTTAATGTTGTTGATATCTCACAAGAAGGTCTATCTTTGTGTCTTTTCAATATATCACCGGTTTTGTATAATCTTGCGTATGAATATGTGGGTACAAGTTTAAGACCTGTCTCCTCTTGCATTTTAGGCAATACCTTCATCATCAGTGTTTCCATGACCATATCGCCATAATGTGAATATGTGTTAGGAACCTGTTGATCAGACCAGGTGCCAAACATACCGTTATCATATATGATATTATTTTTATACATAAAATCAACAGCGTCTCTTTTAAGTAAAAAATAATTAAATATAAAATTAGCTAGATCGTATGGTATGGCCTGTTTTATTACCTGATATTTTTTAGTCTTAAATGTCATACAAACATCGTCTTTTGTAAAAAATTAAATGATACAGATATTCTTATATCATTAGATTCATTGGGTTCAACACAGTGTATTAACCAAGCAGGAAACATAATACATCTTCCAGCCACTGGTTCATAATGAACCTCTCTCCATAACCTTTCAGGCATTGTATCGGGATGGTTATATCTCTCTCTTAATTTAGGTGATATCATTTCAGCTCCTGTTCTAGGATCTTTCATTTTTAATCCACCACATTTTTTTGGAGTCTTTACGTAATAAACACCTGACCATGTACAATTAGGATGTAAGTGTGCTCTGTTATAACCACCTGGTGGATTTACATTTGCCCACATGTTACCTAAAAATGGTTCAGAGTCATAATGTTCTTCTAAATAGATTTTATCTTGCGCTTCATGTAAAGCTTTTACTAATCCAGCGTATTCTGGTTTTGTGTGCATATCTGTTGTTGAATGCCAACCTTTAACATTTGTTCTAGTCACTCCTTTGTCTTGATTCATCCAGTTTATTATATCTTTTTCTAATTGAATATTTAAAGACTGATTTTTAATATCAAACATATATATTGGTGTTGGAAAATGTAGTTCTCTTCTCATTTAAATGGTGTTCCTCCAAACCACATAACTAGAGATCTTCGCACACCTCTTGTTACTGGTGCAACCCTATGTCTAATAAATGACGCAAAAAATGCTGCTTGACCTTGTTTTAATTTTACACTTTGGCCTTCCTTTACTAATTCTAAATCACCTCCCTCAAACTCATGTTCAGGTGACAGTAAACACGTCATGGATATCTTTCTGACCGGTGGTTCATTTGCACAATTAACATCATTATCTACATGCCAATCATAAAATCCACCCTCTGGATATTCTGTGTATTGCGCCATCTCTGTGATCTGCATATTATCAAAACCAAAGTGATTACCATTTGTTTGTTTCATGGTTTGTTCAATCTGTTTATACATCTCTGGCATTTTTTTAAATGGTATCCAACTAATGTGTGATGTTCTTGTTTTGGTATCTATTACCCCACCTTTAATCCCCTTATCAGATCCAACCTGTGCATTATTTCTAGGTTCCTCTCTCCCAGCCTCCATAACCATTTTGCATTGTAAAGGTGTAAACATAGGTTGGTTGGTTTGAACTATATAAGATTTCCAACGTGGCTCTGTTAATATCATGCTGCACCTCTGTTTTTTATCGGATCAAATTTAACATCACAGTTTGCAGCTAAAGTTCTTCTAATCTCCTCTGTCCCATTAAACGGATATACCACATGTCTCATGTCATACGGGAAGATATAAAAATCTCTAAGATCCATTGGCGGTTGATAATCTATCTTTGCGAACTGACCATTAGCTGCACCTAATATCTGTAGTCTACCATTCTGTTGCACGTGCCCTGCCGAATACTCCTTACCATACGTCGATGGTAATTTTAAAATCATAACGCTAGATAAACCTGTAAACAACATACCTCTGTGAACATGTGCAGGATTATACTCGTGCTGTTTCATCTCGTTAACCCAGATAGAATTAAGATGCAATTCGTAGTCCCTTATCTTATTAAATGCTAGATAGTGTTTGAACATTTCTAAAAAATAATGTGTAACTGTTCTAGGTAATCTGTTATGATTTTTCATTTTTGTCTGGTCAGCTCCGTGATAGAATAACGAATGCTCATCCTCTATCTTGCCAACCAATTGTTGATTAGCTTTATCTAATCTGTTTTTATTAACTTCATAGATGTGATTGATTATATGAAAGACATCAAGTGGCACCTGATATTTTAAAACTGATTGGCCTAGAAATACAAAATCAAACTTTGTTTTTGTCATCGTGTGTTATCTTCTCTGTCTCTCTGTAACTGCTTTCTAATTCACCAGATTTTTTAATTCTCTGTAATGATTGTAATTGACCCATCACATTAAACACCTCTGCCTCTGATGAATTTGCATTTAGTGATTTTGCTTTCTCAGCATATTGTAATCCGTAAGATTCTAACTGATGTTGGTTGACATCTTTATCATTAAAAGATCCATCATTAAATTCTTTCTTTAATTTAGACCACATCTTGATCTCACGCATTCTATGTCTTGCGACTTTCTCCATAGATGCTTTACCAAATCTGGCCTCATCTAGATCTATTTTATATTTAGTAGCTTTGTATTCATCTTCCTCTTTTTCTATTTTACCTTCTAACCATTTAATCTTTGCCTCGTTTCTTCTGTAGTCAAAGGATAAATGCATAAGATTATCTAGATAACTAGATTGTTCTCTTACACACTGCCAATACTTTGAGGCTTTGGTTGGGTATCTATTATCCTGTAGCACAGAGAATCTTGCCTCTGTCTCTGTTCGAAACATCTGTTTCTTGGTCCATGTGTCACGAAGCTCGTCTACCATACCTTTAAACGCTGACAGATCGTCTT